TGCCGAGGGTCGAGAAAAGGAGGGCTGAGTAAGCCCTCCCCCATGTCCGTCTAACGACGGTATGTGGGGTCCTTCACCTTGAGCTCTCCAGCTCAACTGGGTTACCGGTGCTCGCCGTGAGGCTTGCATTCGGATCCAGGAATGGTTAAAACCGTTCAAAAGTAGTTGTTGACACTCCCTACCCCTGTTAAGAGGTTGTTCGTCCGATGCCGACCACTCAGATTATCGCCACGCAAGTCCGTCAGGACTTGCCAAGCGGTTCACCGATGCAACAAAATGTTACAATCGAGTTGACTGAGGAAGGTCGGTCAGGAACGAAGCGGCGGAAGCCGTCTGGTTGGATCCCTCCAACCAACTACCAATTATCAAGTGTCAACCGGCGAGGTTCTACTGGTGAGTATTCAATACTCAACCAGTTTGGCGGTGTCCGTTATACGGGTGCCGTCGCCGGAGCCATCGGATCCGTATGGACCGTTGACTACGTAACGAACTTCAGTGCTAAGAGTATCACGGAAATTAATGATGAGCTAAACTCACTTGTTAACTCCGCTCTTATACAGGCTCGAAACAATCTAAAAGATATGAAAGTCGACCTGGGCACAGCCTTCGGAGAACGTCGTCAAACGACTCTCCTGGCCGCCGATACTGCCAAACGTATCGCTCGTTCCTATCGCTCTCTACGCAGAGGTCTCGTTCGAGACGCCATGCGCGAGCTAGGAATTTCCTCTAGAAGAGGCGAGCCCCGTGGTTCTAGTGCACCTCAAAAGTGGCTAGAGCTGCAATACGGATGGAAACCCCTGCTCTCCGATGTTTACGGAGCGTGTGACGCCTTAAGCAAGCGGGACACGGATGACTGGGGAGTCACAGCAAAGGGAAGCGGAAGGTCGGTCATTATTAGTCAGTTTCACAATCGTGCAACTGGCTCGTCGTGGTTCGACACTCTGTCCAAGTATGAACTCGGCGCGTTCGTACGCGTCGACGCATTTCTTGGTCCGCTAAATAAGTTAGCAGCGCTAGGTGTTACCAATCCACTAAACGTGGCTTGGGAACTAGTTCCCTACTCTTTTGTGGTCGATTGGTTCCTTCCAATCGGCGCGTGGCTAGGAAGTATCGATGCTACCCTGGGTGTTGAAATCCGGGGTGTGTCGACTTCAAAGCTACGTAAGGCTAAGCACTACGGTAATGGCGTAAGTCATTCTGAGGGTGCGACCTCCTTCACTAACAAATGGGTGGTGAGCAAATCCGATGTTTTTCTGGATCGGACGGCTTCAACCGTTCTGCCTAGAGCATCGTTTCCGAGTTTCAAAGACCCGGTTTCCTATGCGCATTTTGCGAATGCGATGAGTTTGCTTGCTCAAGCATTTCGTTAACCTTACCAACTGTCACTTTTGGAGCATATAACATGCCCGCAATTGCAACAATGGCCATTAACGATGGTCAAGCCGCTCCGGTCTCCCACAACTTCGACCCTGTCACAACTGACGGGAGTCTGGCGAAGTGGGCCGATCGGTCCCCGTCCATCCCAGCAGGTTACCGCACCATCTCTCACGAGGTGTTGCCGCCTGCCGGTGGACGTACCGCTCACAAAATCACCATTGGGCATTACATGCCCACTGTGGCGACAGTGAGTGGTGTCGACACTGTCGTCCGGTTCAGCAGTGCTCAGGTCATCCTGAACTTTGCCCCGGACAGCTTGCTCCAGGAGAGGAAGGATCTTCTCGCGTACGTGGCCAATCAGTTGGCCAACGCGAATGTGAAGACTTCCGTGCAGAACCTTGAGCCCTTCTACTGACCGTGAGGCCAGAGAAGGACTTGAGGACGCTTATTCGATGGATCCTGATCTGGCTGGCCATTGCTATGGCCGCAGGTTGGATCCCTCTCGAAGTGGCGAATGCGATCAGGGGATTTCTCCTGACCGTGTGATCACCGAATGGCAGCTTGTGCCCTACAAGTGGGAGCCTTTAAAGCTTTCACCCATTGAGCATTGGCTGTTGTTCGGTGACTGACTGCACTACCTTAAGAGGTATCTCATGTCACGTAAACGTGGCGCTGGTGCTAGCAATATCAGTTTCTCAAATGAACGATTCCTTGGGGACCTGTCCTCCTTAGTTGGCGTTGTGCCAGCTGGGGTTTTGGGACGGGAAACTTCTCTGGACCTAACAAGTCTGGAGAGCGCCCGGGGCTCTTTGTTGATAAGAGAACTCTTTTCGAAGTACGATGATGGTACTCCATCTCCGGAAAAGGAAAGACGCACGTGGGAGCGATTCCACGAGGCTGAGACACTCTGTCGAGAGACTAACCAAGCGTTCCGAAATGGTCGTATGAATTCTGACCCGTTCTGGGTCAAGGTCTACGCCCGTATTAGGGACCTACTTGGTGAGTTTTCATGGGACGAGTGTGCTAAGGGCTTTGGGCACGGGCCTGGTGGAACCACCAGGTTAACTCGGGCCGAAGCCTTTGCTGCTTATAAATACTCCGGTATACCGGAGAGCACTTCAGGGAATGCGAGCCTTGCAAGAAGCGCAATTCGCTTCAAGCCACTCTGGGAACAGAGTGTCCGTTCTTTCGGAGAGGTTTCGGGGGACCTTATTCAGGTTGTCCCTGGTAATCGCATTATAACCGTTCCCAAGAGTTATAAGACGGACCGGACTATCGCTAAAGAGCCGTGTATGAACATTTATGTTCAGAAAGGCATCGGGCGAGTCATTCGGAACCGTCTCCTCAGGGTGGGGGTTACGCTGAACGATCAGAGCAGAAATCAATGGTCTGCCTACCAAGGCAGCCTTGATGGGTCCCTCGCTACCATCGATCTCTCGATGGCTAGTGATACTCTTGCTTTTGAACTAGTAAGCTTCCTCCTTCCTAATGATTGGTGGTGGGCCTGCGAGCAGGCTCGTTCTCCAGTCGGGACTCTTGATTCTGGTAGCGTAATTCACTATCAGAAGTTCTCTTCCATGGGTAACGGATACACTTTTGAGCTTGAATCGCTCATTTTCTGGGCTATATGCCAGACAGTGTGTTGCCGTTATGGGAATGAGTTGGAAAGGCGCGTCAGAGTGTACGGCGATGATCTCGTCGTACCTACGGAACATTGCCAGGAAGTTTTGGCACGGCTTCATCAAGCCGGATTTAAGCCAAATGAAGGCAAAACCTTCCTTTCTGGACCGTACCGAGAAAGTTGTGGAAAACACTACTTTCAAGGCAATGACGTTACTCCCTTCTATATCCGGAGGCCGGTGCGAAAGCTCGACCGCCTGTTCCTTGTTCACAATAACCTGAGAAGGTATAGTGACCGAACGGGCGCTCTATGCGCAGAGCTATTAAAAACTTTGCGTTGCTTAGCACCGGCTTCTTGGAGAGACCCAAGGTTACCGGATGGATTCGGCGACGGAGCCTTCATTGGCGATGTCGACGAGTTATCCCTCGATTCCCATCCTTACGGCTGGGAGTCCTGGTTGGTTGAAGTTCTGGAAGTCACTTCTCGTGAACTCCAGGACGACATGCCAATGGGCCAGTTGCTGGCCTCTCTCGAGGCTAGCGATCGTGATGTTTCCTCCGCTGAGTTGAAGAAATTCGGCTCGGTGGTACCTGGAGGGCTCGCTGCGAAGCAAGCTTCTCCGTACGGTATCAGGGAGACGTCTAGTGGGCTGCCTGCGAAGGCAGAGGGGCACCGAAAAATAAAAATATCGGTGCCACGGTTCCCGGCGGGCTAATTACCC